CGCCCAGGGTACGTTCAAAAAGACTACGACATCTGTCTGACCATCACGGCAGACAATGCCATCGTCACCGCCGATGCCACGAATGTCACCGCTGACGGATGGTCGGAGGAATGCTACGGACCCGATGAAATCGGCGGCGTCTTTCAATGCGCTCTTCCGTACATCGCCGACAACGGGCGCACCTACATTCTGGCCCTCATCAGCGGTGAGGTTTGGCTGTATGACACCCAGCTAAACACCTTCATCAATCTCAGCACATCGGACGATCTCAAGAACCCGTCCAACCTGCTCGATGGATGGATGGTTCAGGCCGAGAACTTCGTAGTCATCCAAGACGGATTCTCCAAACCTCTCATCTTCAACGGAGCCAATCTTCGCAGGGCTGAGGACAACGAGATCAAGTGCGGCAGAGTCATGGCCTACGTCAACGGACGCATCTGGTATGCGCTCCCTGATGGATTCTCTTTCAGAGCCACAGACATCGTTTATGGAGATGGAACGCGGGCCAGTGTTCTCAAAGAAACCGAGAACACCTTCCTCAATGAAGGTGGAGATTTCGCGGTTCCGTCGGACTCAGGCGGCATCACGGCGATGGCCGTCCCCGGCGATCCTGACACCTCGCTCGGCCAAGGTCCGCTCCTAGTCTTCACTCCTCGATACGTCTTCTCCGTACAGGCTCCGGTCAATCGGGATACTTGGAAGAACCTCACATACCCGATCCAAGCGATCAGCCTTCTCACCTCCGGTGCGCTGGGAGCGCGTTCGGCCATTACCGTCAATGGCGACGTCTTCTACCGCGCTGTCGATGGCATCCGCTCGTTCATCATCGCTCGACGCTCGTTCACTGATTGGGGCAATACACCCATCAGCGGTGAGATCGTAAACATCGTCGAGAACGATCAAACCAATCTTTTGTGGTCAGGTTCCGCAGTCGTGTTCGACAACCGTCTGCTGATGACCACGCAGCCTGTCTATGACAACGACGGTGTTTATCATCGCGCTCTTGGTGTTCTCGATTTTGATCTCATCACCTCGATGCGGAAGAAGATGCCGCCCTCCTGGGCCGGGATTTGGACAGGACTGAAGATCCTTCAGATCGTCAAAACCGAGAATATTTACGGTGATCAGTGCTGGATCTTTGCCCGTGGCGAGAACGGAAACATTCAACTCTGGGAAGTCACAAAGTCCGGAAAGTTCGATGTCAACTTGTCCGAGTCGAAAGAGATCCAGTGGTTGTTCCAGACTCGTGCATACAACTTCGAGATTCCGTTCGGTTTGAAGCGTCTCGATAGCGGAGACATCTTCATCGATCAGCTTGAAGGAGACGTTTCGTTTGAGGCGAAGTACAAGCCGGACCAATACCCCGGCTGGATCGAGTGGACCGAATGGTCGGAGTGCGCTCGCGTCAACCTTTGCGGGTTCCCGTCGTCTTGTTTGCCGATCACCAATTATCAGCCGCAGTACAGGCCGAAGATGCGCTTGCCTACGCCGTCTGATACTGTGTGCAATTCGACCATCAGCACTCCGACACGGAATCTTTTCGAGGTTCAGATGCAGCTTTTGGTTACTGGCTATTGCCGCATCAAGAGTGTGCGAGTCCACGCTTACGATGTTCAGGAGCAGGTGGTTGGCGATTGCAGATCCGTCAGTGTTCCTTGCTCCATCTTGGAATCGTGTGACCTGAATATGTTCTTCTACTCATCGGAATAGTATGCCAAACCTAACTCTCATTCAGCTTACGCCGCCGAATTTCCCGCTGAACTATTGTCCGGCGAATTATCAGGCGTTCGCCAACGACATCATCAGCGGCACACAGGCGACGTTCCTTTCTTCGATTGGAAACTCGTTCTTCAACTTTGGAGCGACTGTTCCTTCGCTGAACAATCAGGTTTATCCGTGGCTCGATGCCGATGGAAACTGGTGGGTGTACCAAGGCGGATTCTGGGCGCGAAAGCATCCGGTTGATGCTGGAGGAGATGAACGACGAATTTACATCGGAACCACAACCAACCTGCTGTCATACGATGGCGGAGACGGAACTCCTTATGCTGGAAACATCTATGCGGGGGCGATGTGGGAAGTGGACACTAACTTTGCGGCGCGGTTTCCTGTTGGAGTTGGGACTTTTGCCGCAAGCGGTGCTGTTGCGGTACAGGGAACGACTACCTCTACAGCGGTTGCTGGCGAAGATCAGCACACTCTGAATGTTTCTGAGATCCCTTCTCACAACCATCAGACTATTGATCAGTATTACAACCTGACCCAGCGCGGATCTGCTGACACCAAAGCTTTCAGCCCCGATAATCGTGGGGAAGGAACCGCGAACATTCTTGCCACGACAACCGCTGGTGGTGGTGCCGCCCACAACAATCTGCCTCCGTTCTACGGCGTTTACTTCATCAAGCGGACGGCCCGAGTCTATTACACCAAATGAAGCTGATCGTTGCTGATATCCAGTCGTTGATCGCTCGGGTTATCGGGGTCTGCTCCGATGATCCCCGCGTCTACGAGTACATCAACCAAGCCTGTCGGCGTCTGCTTCACAAGGGACTGTGGGCCGGTGCTTACGGTCGATTCACCATCCATCCCACTAGTGGGTGCATCACTTGGCCCCGTCAGATCGAGACCATTGAAGCAGTGGCCGACTGTTGCGCTGTCGGTACTGTTCGCAATCAATGGTTCGAGTTTCAGGAGACCGGATTCGGACTCGTCAATGGCGGCGGACAAGTCTGTCTTGGGAATCAACTTCTTGATCGCGGAACGGTCGTTTCCTACCGCGACATGAGCGGTGGAACAAACAGCTACATCCGCGTTTACCCTGGTGACGCGAGCGATGTCGGCAAGACGATCACATTGCAGGGTGTCGATCAAAACGGTCAGTGGATTCGCACTCAAAGCGGTGGCGTTTGGATCGATGGCGAGAAGCTCACTTTGGCCCTCCCATACGTTCAATCGACCAAGAAATTCACTTCTCTGACCGGAGTCATTCGTCAGACGACCAACACGGTCAGTCGTTTGTACGAGTACGACGCGACGAGTCTCGCTGAAACGGATATCGCTGTTTACGATCCAGATGAGACGTTGCCGCAGTATCGTCGGAGCTTCTTGGGCAATCGCTGCAATGCGGACGATAACAAGCCTGTCACGGTGATGGCCAAGATGCGTCACATCAACGCATCGACTCCGAACGATTACCTGATCCCTCCTTGTGGGGATGCCATCAAATTGATGGTTCAGGCGATTCGTAAGGAAGAGAATGATCTTCTAAACGAGGCTGTTGCGTATGAAGCTAAGGCCGTGCAAGCGGTCCAAGAGCAGACGATGCAATACCTCGGTGATGCGGTCGCTACGATCCGTATGGTCGGAGCGGGTCAGAGTGGCGGTGGATTGTATCAGTGGTTCTAAAGGATATTTATGGCATTAGGTGCAGCAATTCTGGGTGCGGCGGGTATCTCCGCTGCTGGAAGTCTGCTCGGTGGTTTGTTCGGCGGTCGGAAGCCGAAGATTCCCGAGTTGAAGCCGATTGATTTCGCCAAGGAACAGCAAGCGGCAATCCGCCAGAATATCGCCGCCATCGAGCCAGCCACGGAGCTTGCTCAGCGGACCACTCAGGCTGAACAGACTCAGCTTGAATCACAGCTTCGTAGGGCGATCCCCGGTTACGATCAGTTGGTTCAGCAAGCCAGCAAGAACATTGGTGCAGCCTTGGCCGGTGAGATTTCGCCAGAGGTTTCTGCTCAGGTTCAACGATCCGCTGCCGGTCGAGCTTTGATGGGCGGTTACGCTGGTACTGGTGCTGGACGAGCTTTGACCGCTCGTGATCTTGGTCTGACATCGATGCAGTTGCAGAATCAGGGTCTTGCTCAAGCTCAGAACTTCATCCAGCAGCAACGGACTTTCGGAATGGTTCAACCGTTCTCGGTGAGCAGTATGTTCATCACCCCTGCTCAGCGGATCGGTGCGATTCAGGAGCAGCAAGCTCGTCAGTACGGTCGCGATGTGACCGCCGCTCAAGTTGCCGCCGCGCCGTCACCGTTCCAGCAATCTGTTGGAACCGCTCTCAGCAATGTCGGAAATATCGCTGGCGGTGCGCTGATGCAGTACGGGATGTACAAGGCAATGGCACCGGGAGCGATGTCGCCGTCTCCATCCTACAATCCGATGAATGATCCTGAGCTGTACGCTCTTCCACCAGGAAACATCGGAGGACCAACCGATCCTTCTAACTGGGCGTAATTTATGGCCGACCAATCTCTCCAAGCATTTCAGCTAGGCGCAAGCCTCTACGACCGCGCGCAGACGCAGAAGCGGATGATGGAGCAGTTCAATCTGCAACTGGCTGATCAGGCGATGCGTAAGGAGCATTACGACATCCAGAACAAGATTGCGACGGACAACGCCAAGCGCACTCTTGATGAGCAAAATGCCTTCAATCAAGACCTTCCGTTTATTCAAGATTGGCAGTCTAAATTCTTGAAATGGAATGCTGCCGGAAATCCTAATGCACCATTTCCAATTCCTCCAACAAATCTCAAGAGTGCAACTGGCTTGAAGATGCTCGGAGACATGAGTGGGCCAGTTCTTCAGTCATTGCCGATGATGCAGAATCGATGGTATGCAAAACAAGCGTACGACGATCAACTAAATGCACTGAACGAAGATGTTAAAATTCTCAGGGCAAACGGCCAGTTTGACCTTGTGAATCAATACAATGCTGGTGTTGGGCAAGATGGGAAAATCAACCCTGAAGCGGCTAAGGCATTTCAAGCTGCCGCATTGCCGTTCAAGCAAGAAGAGGAAGCACTTAAGAACCTTCCGCAAGAACTCAAAGTTGAGCTTCTTCAGGTTTCCAAAGATGGAAAACCGCTTGCTGAAAGGATCAAGATTGCCTCTGAAAATCTTGAGGCAAGGAAGTCTAAGCAGCCGACTGCGGTGATTCGTAACGCGAATGCACTGGTAGAAAGCCGTTCTAGGCTCGCAGAGCTTTCTGGAAGGCCGCTATCAGAGCAGCAAAAGCAACAGCTCAAGAGCAATGCGATGGACGCTGGCGGAAAGCTCAAACCGCTTGACGTTCAAGATGCCAAGAATCTTAGCGGTGACTTTTCAACGCTTGAATCCACTGACTATCTGCTCGGAAAAATTTCTGACTTTGAAAAGCAGAACAACGTAAACTTTTCCGATTACATCGGAATCATCCCTGCAAATGTCGATAAGATTAAGTCGAGATTAAGCGAGGA